CGGGTTGGTGCCCAGGTGCAGCAGCCAGCCGCCGATGTACTGCAGTTTGTTGACCGTCTGCGCGTTCACGTCGACGGTGTCGTCCGCGCGACCCACGGCGCCCGCGACGGTGCCGGGGTCGTTGACGTTCATCGGGCCCGTGGTCTTCTCGGTGCGGTACTCGTCGCCGTACCGCTGTTTGACCTTGATGTCGTTGGCGGTGGGGGCGTCGTCGAAGATCGGGACGAACGGTTCGGCGACCTGCTTGCCGGAGTAGCTCAGGGCCAGCACGGCGGTCTGGTTCGTGAGGGTCGCGAAGGTGCGGTACCCGATGCCGATGATGCCGCGTGGTTCGTACAGGGTGCCCAGATCAGTCTGCGCGCATTCCTGGAGAAGCTTTACGAGCGTGTCCGTTGGCTGCGGACCCATGGGCGTGGTCGCGTCCAGGTCTCCGCAGGAATCGAACTGAATGCCAGCGTCTCCGCAGAGTCGCTCTATCCGCCGTCCAGCTTTCTCGCCAACGCGACCCAGCATCGCGGTCGAGGTCGCGGACACGAGGGGCTGGCCGCCGGCGCCATACAGCACGGCATGCCCGAAGGCGCGCTTCGTGGTCGACAGGGCCCCGGCCATGAGCACTGCTTTGGGTGCCCGGAGGTTCCACGTGACGGAGCCGTTGACCACCGACACACCGTCCACATAGGCAGTGAGCGTGCAGATGCTGCCCGACTGGGACAGGTTCAGCCGCAGGTGATGCACCCCGCCGTCGAACAGCGAAGGAATGGCCGCCGACGTGAACGGGCCGAACCCGCCGGGGCCCTGGAGAGTGACCACGTTGGTGAACGAGTGCAGCTCCATGACCCAGTCCGGGTTGACCAGGTCCGACACGTAGAAGGTGTCTGCTAGGTCGGAGTCGTATCGGCCATCGGTGCAGGCGTAGAGACATTCGGCCGTCCACGAGGTGGTGAACGTGGCGCTGGCCGGCACCTCACACTGGATGATCGCGAGATTCCAGACCGCCACGGCCGGGGGAAGCCACGGGGCCAGTTCACCCTGTCCCATGAACTGCGTGGGGTTGACCCCGAGCAGGTTCAAATAGAAAGGATTGATGAAGGCGCGGCCGTCGCCGATGGCGGGGTTGGACTGGGTAGTGAGTTTTCCGCCCTCCAGCGGCCAGTACGCCACTGGGACGCCGGCCGTGATCTTCGTAACGTATCGATAGGGGGCCGACTGGACCGGAGACGTCCCTTGTTGCAGGCGTTGCAGGATGTTCGACGCCTTGATGGGGACGGTCTTGTTGTTGCCGGACAGGTCCCGGTCCGGGCTGAACCGCGAGGCCTCGCCGTGGAACCGCATCGAGCGGACGGTGAAGTTGTCGTAGGCGAACACGATCGGCAGGGTGTTGGTGTTGGTGCCGGAGACACCCGACCGCACACCCACGCCGCCCGTCGGGAAGCTGGAGTTGCCGGAGCTGACCACCTGCCACGCCAACGGTTCCGGCTGGCCGGTCTTCCACACCTTCGCGCGGAGCGACTGACGCTCCACTTGCGCCTTGACGGTGAGCGTCTTCGAGCTGGCGGCGTCGACTACCCCGGCGACCGTCACGGGCCCGGCGAGGATCGTCTCAACCCCGTTGTCGTGCTTGCGCAACGACACCGTGCACACCTCGGACGCACTGACCTCGACGCGCGCGAGGTAGTACGAGTCGCCGTCCTCTGCCCGCAGAATGATGTTGGCCGGCTCGATCGGGCCGCCCGTGATGTTGTTGATGGCCACGGTGCAGTCGACGCGCACCTCGACGTTGCGCGGTGTACCCGTCGTCAGCCGGGACTGGCGGTAGGCCAGTACGGCATCGATCGAGTGGATGCCGCTGCCGGAGCTGACCGACCAGTCATCAGCGGACGATGAGCCACTCCCTCCAATGGTCCACGCCTCGCCGGTGTCCGTTGACCCCCAACCGTTGCTCACTGTCCGGCTGAACGTGTCGCGGATGAGGCGCAAGCTGACCCGTGTGGGCACGTTCCGCCCGAGCAGGCCGTGGTAGGGGCTCAGCGGGTTCTGCGGTGCCCACGTGCCGTTGGGGTCGAACAGGGTCAGGTTGCATGAAGTCGGCGCGAGCTTCGCTGCCTCGTCCTTCAGGCCGCCAGCGATCGACACGGCGGTGCCCTGCTTGACGCTGGCGGTCGCGTCGATCCAGTCGTTCAGGAAGAACTCGACTTGCAGGTCACGCGGGAAGGTGGTGGCCATCAGCCCACCGCCTTGATTTGGAGCAACCCGTCCCGCACCAACCGCATGATCATCGTGGCTACGGCGCCGTCCGCCCCCTCGGCGACAACAAGCTGTTGTCCACCTCCCTGACTGCTCGTCGACACCCGCTCGCCGGCCTGCAGGGTCATGAGCACTTCCTGGCCGGGCATGCCGGGCACGACACCGCCGGTGTGCATCTTGGGGATCTTGGGGATGCTCGGGATGTCGTCAAACGGGTTGACCAGGTTGATCCCATAGATGATCTTGTTAAAGAACCCGATCACCGCGTTCAGGATGTCGATCACGAAGTTCACGGCGCCCTTGAACGCGCCCTTGATCGCGTTCCCGATGCCGCTGAAGATGTTCCCGATGCCCGTCACGAGGTTCGAGAAGAACGTCAGCATGCCGTTCCAGGCGCCCTTGATCCAGTCGATCACACCGCCCACAACGGACTTGATGCCGTTCCACACGCCGATGAAGAAGTCCCGGAACGCGGCCGACTTGTTCCACAGCAACACGAAGGCAGTCACCAGACCACCGATCGCGAGCACGATCCAGCCGATCGGCGACGAGACGAACGCCGCGTTGAGCAGTCTCATGGCCACGGCTCCGGCCTCGGTGACGACGTTCCACGCTGCCTGCGCAGCGGTGAGAACACCCTGTGCCGCTGCGGTGCCCATCAGCTTGGTCCACAGTCCCTGAAGGGCGGGGATCAGGAACGACGCCATGCCGCCCGCGATGTCCGCACCGGCCTGACCGAGCCCGATCAGCTTGTCCGTCAGGCTGGCACTCGGGTCGGCCAGCGTTTCGAGCCCACCCTTGACGCCGTCGAGCACGTCATGGAAGCCCATGAACTTGCCCTCCGCGCCGTCCGCCGACTCGGTCAGACTGTCGAACCCGGAGCCGGCGTCGGTCAGCCCCTTCGACGAGGAGTCCACCTTGTCGGCCATCTGCTTCGACGCCGTGCCCACCTTGTCGAACGCTTCGGTCAGCTTCGTCTCGTCGCCGGCGAGGGTCAGGGTGACCTGTGGCTTACTGCCCATCGGTCACCTCCACGCCGGCCGCCCTGGCCACCTCGATCAGCTTCTCGGTGAGCAGGTCGGCGAACTTGTCGTAGTTCGCGCTCAGCGCCGGGTAGAGGTATCGGCCCTCCTTGATGAACTGCCGCCTGACCGACCTTTTAGGACCGACCTTGCCGCCGAAGTCCAGCCACGGGTAGTACGGGGCGCGCTTGCTACCGCCCTGCACGCGCGACTCGGTGCGGGTCGACTTGGCCTTGACCGTGCCCGCAGCGCGCCCGGATTTGCGGGGGACGCGAGGCGCGGCCCAGTCGACGATGAGCTGAGCGGCTTCGTTGTGCGCCAAGCGAAGCGCCTTCGGCAGGTCGTTGTCCAGCTTCCGGAGGTTCCGGTTGAACTCGGCCAGCCCGGTGATCTTGACGGGTTCGATCGCGGCCACCGGATCACCTCCCTTGCTTCGCGGCCAACTCCCGCATCTGCGCCTTGCGTGCGAAGTAGGCGGCCCACTTCACGAACTCGGCGTTGTCCATCTCGTCCAGCTCGGCCACCGTGCGGTGTAGCTTCTCGGCGAGGAAGAACTCGAACTCGACTTCCGTGTCCTCGTCAATTTCCAGGTACGCCGCTTTTGTCGGCACCCTCGAACAGCCCGGACAGCTCAGTGATCGCCACCATCACAGCCGCGTAGTCGCCAGCCGGCGCATCCTCCAGCCACTCCGCGACCTCATCCTCGGTCATCCCTTCCGGGTCGACCAACGCCGCCGCGATGATCTTCACTTCGCTGGTGTTCTGGTCCTTGTCCTTGCAGGCCTTGACCTCGGCGCGGTTCAATCCCCGCACCCGCACGGTCCCAACGTCCACTTCGACGTCCCGGTAGGACGGTCCACGCTTCGCGAGCAGCTTCGCCTTGTCCACTGTGGATTCCCCCCTTACGCCTGCGGAGTGCTGTCGACCGCACCAGAGATGGTCAGTTCAGCGGTCCAACGGACGATGTCCGCGACCGGCGACGACTGGTTGTAGGACTTCACGTGCACGGTGCAGGACCGTTGCGGCTTGGTCGTGCCCGTGCCCTCCGCCTGGTACAGGAAAGTGACCTTGGTACCCAGCAGGGGTTCGATGATCGCGGCCGGGCCGGAGACACCGGTGACGTACTTGCCGCCGATGGTGACCTTGCCACCCTTCAGGCCGCCCACGACTTCCTTGTCATCGACGCCGTAGCAGGTGCTGTCGTGCTCGTCGGCTTCCCGCTCGAACGTGGTCGAGTCGGTGAACGTGCTGAGGGCGACCGCGTTCAGCTTCACCACCGTCAGCTTGCCGTGTGATTCAGCCATGGCTAACTCCCTGATCCTGTGACGGTGACAGTGAACTCGGCGCCGAACGCGTCGACGCCGTTGTAGGTATAGGTGCCCGGCACGGCCGTGATGACCGTGA